GCATGGTCATTTACTGACTTTATTTTTAACTCAGGTCAAACGGGCTTTTGGCAAGTGCCTAATGTTACACCGCATCCATTTGTAGTAGGTGACCAAATCAGCGTTGTATTAGATTCTCCTCCGGGAGATTTTAGAGATGCGTTAGAAGGTCAGTTCTCAGTCATTGCCGTACCGAGTGCTTATTGGATAACAACATCTTTGCCTTGGATTGGTTCGGGCGCGGCATTAACGGGTAAGATTTATTACTCGGATAATCGTAAGTCACGCTTCACGAATCTTGCAAACGTAACTAACCAAATAGTATTCAATGGCGCGTTAGACATCAAAGCGTTTAAAGATTGGAACTTTAGTAACTACTCTTTGGATGGTAATGGTTTATTCTTAACTAACCAACCTAATGACTTTAAGATAACACCAACACAAGATTTGTTTCCTACGTTCTTTAATGACTTCAGCACTACAACGAAGCGTATCTATTTTGAGACTGATAGCGGTGACATTGGTTACAAAACGGTTGCAGTTGGTTCTACGGTTGGACTCACGCAAGTGGACGCGGGTACTAATGGAATGGGTTCTTTAACTATGGTTGTAGGTACGTTGCCTTTGATAGATGACAATACTGAGTGGTATGAGTACTGGTTATCTAATACAACACCTACGCAATTGACCGAGAAGACACGCGTGTACATCAATCGCACTTGCTCAATTGAAGACTACGAGATTCTATTCTTGGATAGGCTAGGTTCATTCAGTTCGTATGCGTTCCAACTACGTTCAATTGACAAAGGTACGGTTCAGCGCATGAGTTACAACAAGAAGTTTGGAGATGTAAACACCACAACTAACACCTTCAACTTTAACACTTGGGATAGTGGACGAACTACTTATCACATAGACCTAAGCAAAGAGTTAACCTTGAATACCAATTGGTTGACAGATGCAGAAAGTGTTTACTTTGAAGAGTTAATTACTAGCGGCTATACATTCGTTAAGATAAACGGAGAGTACTTTGCTTGTCAAGTTCAGGAGAATAGCTTCGAAGTACAACGTCAGAAAAATAAGAATCTGATTAGAAAAACTATAAATGTAAAGTTAGCAGTTGACACACCAATAAACGTATGACATTAACACGAATCAATTTACTAGGAATAGACAACTACTTAGAAGTAAGTGAAGACGTAGTAGTACCTATCAACTTCTCAATAGCTGACATACGAGATGTGCAAGCAAAGAGTGGTAGTTTCTCAAAGTCTATAAAGGTAATCGGCACGAAGCACAACAACGAGATTCTAAATAATCTATTCGATGTCAATGCAGTTACACTAACGTACAATCTAAATCAAAAGCAACCATGTCAAATCGTACAAAATGACGAACTGATTTTAGACAACGCTATTCTTCAATTGGTCAACGTTGAGAAGATTTCTAACGGAATGAACGATGATGAGCAAGTAGTCTATACGGTAACGGTAAAAGATACGGTAGGTGATTTGTTCACAGACATCGGCAACGCTATGTTGACAGACTTAGACTTCACAGACTTGAACCACTCTTACACGAGTGCTAACGTTGTAGCAAGTTGGGCGCACGATGTGACAGATGGATACAAGTATATCTTACCTATGTCATCGGACAACATCTATCAGTTGCCTGAGATGAAGCCCGCTATTTATTTGCAAACGTACTTTGACAGAATCTTTGCTAACGCTGGTTACCAATACCAATTCGATGAGGCGGTAAGTATTGGCTTTGATAAGTTGCTTATTCCTTACAATGGTGACAAGGTTAAGCTATCAGAAAATTACATTGAAGAGGTAAAAATCATTGCAGAAAATACTACATCAATTGATTACGTTTATAATGACCAATTAATCATTGATACCGAGATACAAGACCCTAACTCAGCTTATGACCCAACTACTTCTACTTATACTTCGGAGTATGCGTTGAACGTACCTAACGCTATACAATTCAAGTTCACGTTAGACTATGAGATAATTTTAAACAATACAGACCCTTCAACTATCTCATGTTCTCAAGATGGTGTTTACAATCCAAGTATTATCATAGAGGGCAATGGAAATAGTACAACAATAATAGATACTATTTCGTATGTAGTAGGAGACAACTTACCAAGTGGAGTAAATGTTATTGCAAGCGGAAACAAAACTATTATAGGTGTTACAACAAATGTTAACATTGGGGATTTAATTACATTTTCAATAGATGGTTTTGGTAGTCCTCCGCTTTGGGATTTTGGCTATACAATAGAACCAAAAATTAGAATCAACTCTATTACGATGGAGATTTATCCTAGTGCTGACTCAATAGGATTTTCTTTTCCTTTAGTAATGAATCAACACGTACCCGTTCAAATTAAGCAATCTGATTTTATCAAGTCGGTGTTCACGATGTTCAACATCTTTTGCCAACCTGACGAAACAGACCCTACTAAGATTGTGTTAAAAACACGCAACGCTTTTTATGATTCGGGAGTTGTAAAAGATTGGAGTAGAAAATTAGTAAAGAATAAGCCTCATGTTATTGCGTTCCTTCCTGAAGTAACAAGCAAAACACTTACACTAACATACGGACAAGACAAAGACCCAATCAATACGGGCTACTTACAAAATGTAGCAGAGACTTACGGACAAGTCAAGTACGTATTTGATAACGAGTACATCAAGAACGATGACAAGAAGAGTTTAATATTTGGAGCGTCTCCATTTGTTGACACTTCATTTGGTGCGGTGGTTATGGGTATCAATGGAAGTGAGCCTAAGACATTGCCAAGAGTGGTGTACGATGGCGGTAATTATTCATGTGGTACGTTCTACATTTATGACTATGGAACAACGGGTCAAACGTGCAATACTTATCCATACACAACACACTTTGATAAACCGAACAACCCAGACTTAGACTTTAACTTTGGTATTTGTGATTACTACTTCAGTCAATCGTATGGCTCGACAACTTTAAACAACCTTAGTACGTTGTATTGGAGAAGAACAATGTCTCAGATAAATAGTGGTAAGTTGTACATCGTGTACTTAGACTTGACTCCGCATGACATCGCGAACTTAAAGTTGAATGACAAGATTTATTTAGATAGAAGCTATTGGAACATCAACAAGGTAATAGATTACGATGCTAACTCAAACGATACTACGAAGGTAGAACTTTTAAGTATTGACGATGAGTTGATTTTACCTAGAATAGTTTCAAGACCTGACAACAAGCCGAACAATGCAAGCAGTCTAGTAAAGCCATTTATTGGTCAAGTGTTAGGTAACATCAACGGAAGTTTAACGGTCAACTCTTCAAGTGGAAATGTTGTAGTAAGTGGTAAGGGAAATATCATTGACTCACCAATAACCAACGCGGTTGTAATTGGAAACAATCAATTAGTAACGAAGAATGGTATCACTACAAACAATAGTGCTATAAACGAAAATTTTGCCAATACTGATTTGACATTTACAGATAATCGTGTTCACTCTTTGAATGGTTACAATTTATCTATCTCGGATAGTGCTGCTGATATATTTCAAAAGACACCTTCTTTAACAAGAATCTATCACAACTATGGTACAGATAGACAACTATTAGAGGTAGGAGACTCTGTATTTACTTTAGAGTCTTTGAACAATGTAGAGTTAAAAATCATTTCTGATTCAAGCGTTTTAATTGATACGATTATTTTAAACGTTCCTAATCTACCAACATACGATAGTGACATCTTAGCGGGTCTCGGTGGATTAACGCAAGGCATGGTGTATCAAACATCAACGGGTGTATTAAGAATCAAACTTTAAGTAAACAGAAACGTTTAGAATGACATTATAGTTATGGCAACAAATCCCGTAGAGATACCAATAAAATTAAACGGACTCGCTCAAATCAAAGCAGAGTTACGTGAGTTGAAAGGTGAGTTAGCAAATGCTACCGACCCTAAGCAAATGACAGAACTCGCTGAACGTGCGGGTGCTTTGTCTGACCAACTTAAAGATGCCAACGACCAAGTAAAAGTATTTGCTACGGGGTCAAAGTTCGAGCAAGTATCAAATGGCTTTGCGGGTATCAAAGATTCGTTAATGTCAATGGACTTTGAAGAGGCGGCTCAGAAGTCTAAGATGTTTGCTACTTCGTTAACGTCAATATCTCCTAAAGTAATAGGTCAACAAATCAAAGGTCTTGTTTCTGTAGTTGGAACATTAGGAAAAGCGTTCATGTCATTTGGTGCATCGTTGTTATTAAATCCTATCTTCTTACTTGTTATTGTTATTACTGCTATAGTAGCGGCGGTTATTTGGTTTGCCAATAAAATGGGCTGGCTTGGTAAAATCTTTGATGCAATTAAACAATCATTACAACCTTTGATTGATGCGTTGAAGTTTCTACTTGACCTTATCGGACTAACTAACTTTGCCAACGAAGAAAGAGCGGATAAGATGTTGGCTACTATGAAAGCCGAACGCGAGGCACTTGATGCAGTCGCTCATCAAATGGATAACAAAATCTTGTTGATGGAAGCGGAGGGTAAGAGTACCATTGCTTTACGTATGGAGAAGAACAAGTTGTATTTAGCTGATGCAAAGCAAAGCGCGCAGATGACTAAAATGACTGCCGACATGATTGACAAAAATACGGTCTTCGGTAAAACATTTAATGATTTAGCAAAAACTGCGGAGGACACATCTGTGAAATTGCAAGCGGAAGAAATCAAACTCACACAAGAGTTAAAAGCTGAAAACAAGAAACGAGCAGACGATAATAAAGCCTATCAAAAAGATAGATTAGATGCGGCTAGATTGGTTCAAGATTTGACTATTGCTCAAATGGAAGATGGAATCATTAAAGAGTTAGAGTTAAACAAAGTCAAATACCAACGATTAATTGCAGACACTAATAGAAACGAAAAGTACAACGCATCTGAAAAAGCTAAAATTGTCAAATTATACGCTGAGCAACAACGAATTGAAGATTTGAAAATTTGGCAAAAACAAGCAGACGAGATTAAAGCAAATTTCAAGATTCACGATGATAAAGTAATTGAAGAAAAAAAGAAACGTGAAGAAGCGGAAAAAGTAAGACTTGAAGAACAACACAAACTAGCACTTGAAACGTTAGGAACAGAGCAAGAAAAAGAACTAGCAAAACTAAAAGAAGACTACAAAGCTAAGCTATTACTTGCAAAAGACAACGCTGCTTTAATGTATGTATTACTTGAAGAGGAGAAAAATAAACGAGCAGAAATAAATGAACGTTACAGACTCGCTGAAATAGAAAAAGAAAAACAACTTAGAGATGCTAAAATCTCATTCGTTGGAGATACGGTTCAAGGCATTGCAGAACTAGGAAAGTTATTTATTAATGACCAAAAGAAACTAGAGAAAATAAATAAGGCAATGGCTTTAGTTCAAATTGGAATTGATACGGCTACTGCTATTTCTGCGTTGGTTGCTACATCTCAAGCCAACCCATTAAACGCGGTGACGTTTGGGTCTGCGGGTCTCGCTCAGTATGCTAGTGGTATCATTCAAATCATTACAAATATTGCTAAGGCTAAGGCTTTACTATCTAATCCGGGAGCGTCTCCGAGTGGAGGTAGTTCAGGTGGTGGCGGTGGAAGCGGTGGCGGTTCATCAGCGTCTGCGGTAGCACCTCAGTTTAATATGTTCGGTAGTGGTGGAGATGCAAACACACTTAACGCTAGTGGTCAACCTAACGGTCAAAACATTACGGTAACTGCGGTTGTATCTGAGACTGAAATAACAAGCACGCAGAACAACATAAATAAGATTAAAGAATCAGCATCTTTATAATGGCTACATTCAAGGTAAAATACGCGACAAGAAACAAACTCGCTAAGGCACTACAACAAGAAGTACGTAAACTTGGTTTAGTTGATACGGGTGCATTATACGATTCGATACGAATATCTGCAATGACTGGGGACGAGTTCAACAGAATTGACATAACCGTAAATGCGTTGTACTACTATTTCTTTTTGGATGAGGGAACTATCTACATTGATGCGTTCAACATTACTGATGCGTGGTTGGCTAGTTCAAGAGTGCAAAACATTATTGGCGAGATTGTACAAGAGTACATCGCATGGCAGTTTGAGAAGTATCCGTTACTTGAGATGGCTAGAATCTTAAACAACCCTAGCGTCTTTGTGAACTTCAATTGGATTGACGAACAAGCACTACCATACAAACTACCTCAACGCAATATACAGAATTAACTTTCTGTGTCTCTTTTCATGGATAACATATTAAAGGCAAAAATAATGTTCATGCCTAAGACCTTTTCCATTTTGGTTATGTCTTCATTTGCTAGTATGTATATTGTTTTTTCCCATGCCCATTTAGATAGTTTCTTTTCGGCTTCTAATTCTTTGCGGTCTTCAGCAGACACTTCTTCTAGTTCTTCTTCGGTTATTGGTTCATCGAATAGATTTGAGTAAGTGTTTAGAAAGTTCTCGCGCCATTTTAAGTAGGACGTAACTACACCATAAACGGAATTGATAGATATGTCTAGAAACTCTTTAGAGCGTTCTTCTAAATCGTACTCGTGTGGCTCGTATGTTAAATGCTTCCACTCATCAACTCGTGTTTGCTTGTACAGAATAGCGCAAATAATAGGTAAGTGTTGTATGTAGTCTTTAGTTATGTAGTACTCCAAATCTAAAAACTCTTCTACCTTTATTTTGTCAAGTGGCTTTAGTTGATAATCACCTATTTTTTGTGCATTTCTTTTGCTTGGTTCAGATTGTACAAATGCAACTTTAGAAATCAGCGCGCTAAATTCGTCTAGTTCTAAATCTTCTAGGTCTTCAGTAGGTACATCAGCAAGAACCCCTAAGAGTTCAAGCTGAGTTTCAAAGTTAGAATCAAGTTGTATTGATTTTATTACTTCGATGTACTGACCTACCGAGACATCACTCCACGACTTCGGTAACTTCATTTTGATTTATTAGTTTACGCGATACGGCAACGATGTAAGGCACTACAATAGTAGCGTTCAACTCTCTGAATAATTTTTCTTTGTGTTTAAGATGTGCGTTCTCGTAGTGTTCAGCATTCGTTAAATCGGTACGTTTAAAAATTATAGATAGCAATTTTGCAAAGTAGTTTTTATTGTCTTTACCCATTGCTTTTTCAATCATCTTTAAATCACGTACACGCAACTTAAACTCGTCTTCATACGCTCGGTAAGTATAACCATCTAACTCAAATTCTTGTACCATCTCTAAATCGGTGTTTGAATTCACCGCGTTAAAATCTTTAACGTAATGTACGAACTCGTCAAAATGCATATCATTCACTTCGTCAACTGGAACACCTAACAAGATAAAAACATCTGCCCATTTTTCAAACTTGTCAAGTTCCTCATCGTTTAGAATCTTACTTACTTTCTCAAATTGTTCGATTGTAAACTCCGAAATTTCGTTGTTAATTTTGTATCCTCTGATTTCTACCATACTATTTTTTTCTCAAATATACTAATTTTTGAACACCTAACAAATAGTTGTCATTATTGTTATGGCAAATGACATCCCTACTTATAAAATAACTATTGACGAGGAGTACTCAGAGGGTAACGCTTTAGGTATAGAGCAAGTAGCATTCACTGCTAAGCCTGCGATTATGGTTAAAGGTATGGCATTTTCTGCATCTAAATCTTTTGAGTTTAAGGATGAACCTAAGATGAGAATTGTTGCACCCGCTATGATACCAATGGACATCTACCGAAACGATGAAGGTGAAGAGTACTACGTGCAATTTTCAGAAGCTGAGATAGAAAATATCTTCTCAGACTTTATGCAGAACCTAAACAATAAAGACCTTTTCAATTTAGAGCATGACACAAAAGAAACAGTACCAGCGTACATTCTTGAAGCATGGCTAGTTGAAAATCCTAAAGCAGACAAAGCATTCACTTCGTACGGAATTGACGTGCCAAAAGGAACGCTTATGTTAACGGCTCAAGTAACAGATAAAGAATACTACAATGCCTTAGTAGAAAAGGGGCAAGTAGGATTTAGTATCGAAGGTTTCTTGGGGCTAAAATTATCGGAATTAAAAACCAAATATAGTATGAAGTTACCTGACGGAGAACATCTGATTGAAGGCAAACTCTACATTGTAAAAGATGGCGAAGTTGTTGAGATTAAAGATGCACCTGTAGAGGAAGCAATGTCAACTGAAGAGGCAGTAGTCGAAGAAGAAGTGACAATGGCAACCGACACAGAAGAAGAGGTAGTAACAGAAGAAGAAGTTGTAGAAGAAGAAGTGGCAATGGCAGTTGATGCTACCGCAGACGCTGAAGCAGTTTTGGCTATCGTTACACCAATCTTAGACGAGCGAATCAACGAAGTATTGCAGTTGATAGCAGAGATTAAAAACATGATACCAATCGCAGAAGAAGAAGTGGTAGAAGAAGAAGTTGCAATGCAAAAATTATCAGTCAATGAGCGTTTTACTGCGTTCAGAGAAACATTTAAAAAACAATAAAAAATGGAAAGAAATCTTAAATTTAACTTGGACATCGAAACAAATGCTTTGCTTTGTCCTAACCCTAACGAGTTTTACTCTCGTGCGTATTTAACTGAAGACATCGTAGATAACTATCGTACGTTGCCAGGAATCAAATCAGAAACGAAATTGGCTAACGTTACTTTCGGAAACATTTTACAACCTTCTACTTGTAACTTCTCAGCACCTACAGATTTGTTAGATGCTATTGACATTTCAGTATGTCCTTTATCTGCAATGGCTCAACTTTGCCAATTTGATTTAGAGCAATCATTCTTGTCTTTGCAAATGGCTCAAGGTTCAAATGGAGACTTCACAGTACCCGCATTCATGAACTACTATTGGAATGAGATGTCAATGAAGATTCAAGAAGATTTAGAGTTGATTCGTTGGCAAGGTGACACAACTTCGTTGGATACTACTTTAGCTTTATGTGATGGTTACATCAAAAAGTTGTTAGCTGATGCTGAAGTTGTAGATGTAGCTAATACTACTATCAACGTAGGTAACGTTATCGCTCAAATGACTGCGATTTTGAACGCGGCTCCGGCTTCTATCAAACGTAAAAAAGCAGACTTACGTTTCTACGTTTCTTCTAACATCGCAACTGCGTATGAATTAGCGGCGGCTTCAGGTAATACTCAGACTTATGTGACTACTCCATTAGCTTTGACTTTCTTAGGAATCAAAGTTGTAGTTGCTGAAGGTATGCCAAACGATACTGCGGTACTTACGTTGAAGAACAACTTGATTTACGCATTCGATGCTGAAGGAGATTCTAAAGCGTTGAAAGCGGTTAACCTTGCTGATTCAGTAGCTGAGCCTTACTTACGTACTCGCGCTAACTTGAAAGTTGGATTTGCTTATACTAACCCAACAGAAATCGTTCTTTACTCTTAATAAGAACTAATACTAACTAAGAAGGGTGGTGCAATATACACCGCCCTTTTTTAATATAAAAAAACATGGCTTGTACAACATTAGAAAATATCGCCAAAGGATGCGATTCGAATCTTGGAGGTATAGTAGCGTTATACATTAATGACCAATCAAACATCACTTCTATCACAGAGACAGATGCTACTTGGACAATTGACGCTATTACTGCTTCAGCAGATTACGAAGTATTTGAGTTCCGTAGAAATACGGGTAACTACACAGAAGAAAGTGCAATTGATTTAGTGAACGGTAGTTCATTTGTTACGGGAACAATCAACTTGATGTTCTCACGCAGAGAAGCGGTAGTGTCTCGTGCAATTAAAATCTTAGGCGAAGGGCAAAGAGATTTGTCTGTAATCGTTAAAGATGCAAATGGTAAATATTGGTACTTCCCATACGCGCAAGTAAGTGCAACGGGTGAAGGTTCAGGAACTGCTAAAGCAGATGGCTCAAAATACTCTGTTACTCTTTTAGCTGAGAATCCATACCTTGCAAAAGAGGTAGACTCTGCAATTATTCCCGCATTAATCGGAGCATAAAAAACACTTTTGTAAATCAAGAAGCCCTCATCTTAAATGGTGGGGGTTTTCTTTTTAAACAACTTTCTATTTTCAATCATTATAGTTATGATTTACATTGAAAAAGGAGAAGTCAATACAATTGTATTAACGCTAACTGAGGACACAACGATTCCAGAGCCTTACTATTTGTTTGTTTTTCAAAATGAATTTAACAAAGAGTCTAATAAAATTTATTGGATAGGAACTGATACAAGTCAATATAAGGATAGATACAATTTATTCACGCTTGAAGAAGGTGAAGATGTAACGTTTGTGAAAGGTCAATTTACCTATTCAGTTTATGAGAGTGCAGTACCGCCCGAAGATGAAACAGGACTAACTTTAGTAGAAGAAGGTCGCATGGTTGTAGCGGGTGTAGATATTAATTCAATTTACGATTAATGAAATTATTCGGATTTAACATTGGTAGTAACAAGGCTATCGAATCAGTAGAGACAAGTGGCTACCAAGCCTTTTCTACTCCATT